GATCTCCTGTAACTGTGTCTAATAGGTTTAAAGCATCCTTTAAGGCTTCTCTGACTTCTATTAGGTCATCTAAATGACCAGTTATTAAAAAGCTATCTCTTAAGCCTTTAGACTCCTCTTGATTGATAATAGTTTTCAATCGATCATCTAAGGTTTTAAGATCCTTAGTGGTATTTTCAAGTACTGAATAACTCATTATCTATTACGCTCCCATACTGTTAGGGCTTGCCCGTAGTAGTCCTCAGACTGTTCTATGTCTTCCAGTTCTTGGCGTTCCTCTTCTGTTAGTTCTGGAAGTTCTAGCGACTCCTCAAAACTAATTTTTTGCCGATAGTCCATAGCTTAAAAATACCTCAATTAGTAGGGTTAAAAATAGGGAGAGAATCCCTTATCAAACCTATATAAAATAGGCTTGATGAGAGATACTAAGAATTTGAAAGCTTTTCAAGTAGGCTTGAAAAATCTTGATAGTCTTGGCTTGTCTCGTCTTGATAATCAGTTTGCATACTTTCAAGACAGTACAAAGCCTGATTGATTTCGCTTTGTGTTAGTTCAATAGTTTTCATGGTCTTAAATAGGTAAAAAGGGTTAAAGGTTTAAAAATAGGCTTGATAAGAGATACTAAGGTTTTAAGCCTCAACTGGTACCCTTGCGGATGTATTACCATGAGCATTAATAAATATATTTGATGTATTGCCATCACATAGGGTGCATGCACTGCAAGTGGTCTTCTGTCCTTGCTCGATGCTTGCGGGGCAATTAATAGACCCTTTAGGCGCTTTAGTATCCTTATGTTTAACGCTAAAACACTTCCAACCATGGCTAGAAGCTTCTAAGTAGTCTCTCATTCCATCGCATGAAGCCTGACAAATACCTTTATAAACTTGGCCCCAGCTTGTGCGCCATTGGTGTGTGTAGCCTGTATGACTTCTAGTTCTAGTTAATAGCTTTTGCCATACGTCAACGGGAACCATTGCAGGGTCGCCAGCGCTGCCAAGTCTTAAAGCTACGCCATTAAATAGGTCTAGATCTTTATTATCTAAATGCTTATATCCGCCTCGCTTGTAGCACTTCCAAACACTTAAAGGCGCTTGAAACCATCGAACATAACAAGAGCCATTATTGTAACCAGCATGAGGACAATTACCACAAACGCTGCGGTTATCTCCGTTCTTGTGGCCTTCATTTGGCTTTATATCTTGGCGTAAGATCCAAGTTTGAACCATATGTCCAGTTTTAGGATTACTAGACTTAGAAGATCCCAAACCAGTGGCAATTAATACTATTGGTGCATTATCAATCGGGCTTTTGCCTTCCCAGATAATGCGACCATTTGGATTTAATTTAGTCATTAGCTTAATTAGAAGCTTATTTGTATATATTTAATATAGCGACCTTATGGAAGCATTTACAGGGTTATGTAAGTAAGTACATAGATTGAAATAAACGTTTAAAAGTTTTCAACATAGTCTCCCGCACATTGTCCCTTCATAGCCTGATACTCTGGCGACAATTGGACCTAGTCTCTTAATAAATACGCCAAAAACTGCCGAAATAGTGGAAAAATTGCGCAGATAATGGCGAAAAAAGCAAGTTAAAAAGACATAATTTGCAACAATTTGTCCAGTTTGTGTCCAGTTTTAAAACATACCTTGAGATCTCTTGCTATAACTAGCGTTTCAAACTTGCATAACTGCTCAAATGACAGTTATGCAGCAAATTATATCAATTTATTACTGTTACTTGACATAAAACCAGGCCGATTCCGCCTATTTGTCAAGTATTTCCTCCTAATATTTACACAAAGTTGTAAAAATGCCCTGATCTGTAACAAATGTACCTCTTTGTTACTATATGTTTCTTTTTTTGTAAATCCTTGACATCTGACCGAGAGGGCGCCAGACCACTATAATTTTTTTTACCCAAAATCGACCTTTTTAAAGAGGAAGTAGGGTGCAGAGAGTCTTAATGATGTACTAGACCTAAAATTACATCTATAGCGCTAATTTTTCAACCAAGTGGCAGTTTCACCTGCAGATTTCGAGTTATATTCCCGTGCAACCGGTGTTCCTTACCCTCGTACCCCTGAGGAAAGGATGAGAATGGCTCCAGAGGTACATCAATATGCTAAAAACTACGCTCGACAACCTAGTGCTCTCCAAAAAGTAGCTGGTGCTGTCGGTAAAGCAGCTCAAATTGGGGGTACATTAGCTGGTGCATACGGAATTGCTAAAGCTTTAGGCCCACAGGCGGGTGCAATGGCTTCGGCAGTGGCAGATGAGGTTATAAATCAGTCTAAAGGTCCATCTGGAGTTGTAATTACAGATTTAACGACTCCTAAAGAAAAACATATATATCATCGGGATTATTCAGGTAATAAGAGCGGTAATTATGGGGAAAGAGATAAAACTTATGAAAAACCTAGCTTTTATGACGAAATAGCGGAACACGACTTTGATAGTCCACAAAGTGACGGTTTTGTGGAGCCAAATGTACGTATTCCTACTAGAAGAGAAGAAAAACCTCCTACTGAAAGACATCAACGTAAAACTGTAATACGTGAAGGAAAAAATTATGGAAATATAGAACCTAAAAGGGATCTTGTAGCAGAAGCAGACGCAAAGGCAGCCGAAATACTTGGTAGTCAGTTAGCTACGAGAGAAGGGGGAGGACAAACATCTGATCTTAGAAGATTAGATAAAGATCCAAGAAGTTTTTTAAGTGCTGCCTCTAATGCTCTTATTGCTAAAACGAAGCAGGAAGTAGCAGACTTTGATGCAGGGATAGATTGGGGTAATACATTAGATCAAGCTGCTAGTGCTGATTCTCCAGTAAAAGGTGCATTAATTCTTGGTGGTGGTGTAGCTAAAAAAGGTTTTCATGATGCAAAAACAAGGATTGGAAAAGATATTAATACAGCAGGAAATATTGTCTCTGAAGCAGTAGCTAATGTTAAAAAAATTCCCGCAGCTATGCAGGAGGTAGATAGTGTTATAGCTAATGAGCAAATGAAAGCATCTGTTATGCCAGATAACAAGATGCAGGAAACTACTGGAAATATTCTTATAGATCAAGCAGGTATTGCGCCAAATAAAACTATCCATACTGGTGGTTCTATACAAGGTAGTGAGCCGGGGTTAGGAGCACAAGTTGATTCTGGTTCGCCACAAACTAATAGACGTAGGGAGGAGTTAAGAGAGACATTTAGAAAATCTCTAGGAACTGTTCCTCCTGAAAAAAGAGAAGCTTTAATTGATCAACAATTAGAGAAAGAGTCAAACTCTAAAGGACTTTCTCAGCTTAAGAATTTTGTAAGTAAGGCAATGTCTTCGGATATTGCACAGGCTGGAGATCAAGCAGCAAAAAAAGTAGTTAGAGGTGTCTTGAGAACTGTTGCTGGAGAAGAAAAGTTTCAAGAGATGGCTGCAGAAAATCTTCGTGAACAACAAGCAGAACGTATGAGAGCTATGGCAGGAAATGAGGCTAGAATGTCGAATATAAGATCTAAGTACAGTATGGATTACAACCCTGCAGCGCCTAAATTAGCGGGAGACGCGATTATAGGTTTAAATAAAGACAGGTTTGGTAGCTCAGCCTACATACCTACAGGAGGAATTGATATGTTACGTGATGAATCTTTACCAGCTTCCGCTTATGATGTAAGGGTACCAAGAGAAGATGAAGAAACACCATTGTGGTGGGATGTATAAAGATTGTTGTTGTTAAATTATTCCTAGATAAAACTTTCATATGATTTTCCTTGAACCTGTTATTGCTGCTCTTTTAGGTGCTGGAGTTACTGCACTTGCAGTTTTCTTTCGGAAAAATATAGCTGCACAAATGGTATTAAAATATGGCTCGTTAGTGAAGAAAGCATATGACATTATCGATCCAATATTAGATAAGAATTTAACGAATTGGAATGGTGGTCAAGTTGATCAAGCTTTTGAATTAGCCATTAAGTCTGCAGCCGATGGTGAGCTAACGGAAGATGAAATTAAGAAGATAGCTGTTTACATGGCTGATGCATGGTTACCTGCAGCCGCTGCAGATAAGGTACGTATTCTTGAAGCTAAAGGTACAACTGAAGAGCAAGATACTGTTACTAAATTAATTACTAAAACCGTTAACGCTTCTTAATTATGGCTGGAGTACAACTAACTGATTTAAGTAAACATACGGATGCCTATGGCACCAGAAGAAACTTCAAAAAAAGTGATAAGAATTTAAAAGTTAATCCTTTTACTGATGCTGGTTCTCTTAGTAGAGATCCTTATTTTTCAAAAGATAAGACAACTGGTAGTTTTGCATGGAAGGATTTATTAAATGATAAAAACCCAGAATGGAATACTTTTCATAATGCGGCTAGAGAGTTCATTACACCAGATGAGAAAGGGTTTAAGCCTTCTGATGACGCCCGTTCAAAATGGGAGCATTTCGCTTTTAATGAGTTTTCTCCAGTAAACAAAGTAGGTGGTTTAGCAGACCGAATTGATACTCCTGATGTGCAGTCGTTTTATGATAGCTATTATGCTTCACGCCTAGTTTCTGACGAAGACTTTGTTAGTTCAGGAGCTCTTGGATATATGTTTGAACAACCAGCTGTAGCTGCTAGTACAGAATCAAATCCTAATGAGGCTAATAAATTCCCTAGTCAAGACGTCGGAGTAGCTTAATGGGACTTCCAGAAGAGGCAGGAAAGGTAATGACAGCAGGTGCGATGGAGGGTGCAAAGATGTTGTCTAGAGAAGTTATTAAGGCAGGCATGTCTAAAGATAATCCATGGGGAGACGATATTGTAAAAACAGCAGCTGATGTAGTATCAAAAACAGTAGGTGGAGGTGAAGGAGGTATTTGGAATCAGGCACTTGGATTAGCTCAGAAATATATGGACGTAGCTGGGAGTCCAGTAAAACAAGGGGTTCTTAATGCTCTGACAACTACCGCTAAAGAGTCAGGTAGACCTAGTGAAGAGGGTTTTAAAGGTTATGCAAAAAACCCAGGAGGACCAAGATTTCAAAGTGAGCGTAGTGTTGGAGATCCTTATGAAGTTACTAAAGGAAGAAAGTGGCAAGGTTGGGATCAAAGATATATGAAGAGTCCAGATGAGTATCGACCAGATTGGGTAGAGGAGGATGCTCCTATAGATAAGATGTTAGGAGCTATATACGAAAATCCAGAGCGAGTTGCTAATATTGCTGGAACGGCAGCAGCGGCAGGAGGTGCAATTCTTGGGGGAGGTGCATTGAACTGGTGGTCTGAAGGAAGTAAGCCAAGATCCGAATATGCTGCACCAGTGTCGCCAACCCGTGGTCCTTATAACTCTAGTGTTGAATCAGCTCAAGCATCTGCTTACTTTAAACATGAATTAGAAAAACAGAAATTTGAGAATAAAATGGCCTTAATGCAGGCTAGAGAAGATGCTCGTGTCCCAGGTGACCAGCCTGCTTCTGGTTTAGGAGCCACTCCAAATTATGGAAGAGGAGACATATCAGGAATGTTAAATCAGCTGCAAAATTTCCGCCCTCAATACTTCTAAATATGCGAAGTATAATTAATAAAAAAGAAAAATAATCATGGACTTCCTTAAAAATTTTATGAGTAGATTCAGTGGTGGCATGAATTATGGTCAGGCTGAAGATTTTTATAGTAAAGGGGGTATAAGTACCTGGGATAGTGATAGTGACACAATGAATACTTTTAAAAATTGGGGAGATTATGACGCTGGAAGATCAAGCGGTAGTTACTTTAATGCTAGTCAGTCACCAAGTTTTGTAAATCAATTTGGAGGTTTTGCTGGACAAGCGGCTAAGAGTTTTCTTAAAGGTTATAATCCGAATAAAAGTAGTCAGGGAGGGTCTGGTTTTTCTGGTATGATTGGCGGTGGAGGTTCAGGTGGTACTACAATTCGTCAATTTCCAGGTGGTAGTGGGCGTCATTACCTTCTTGAAAAACACCATCCACAACCTATTATTTCAACAGCTCCTCCATCTCCTCCAAAGAGAGGCTTCTTTGACTATGCACTTCCTATAGCATCTTTAGGACTACAAGCTGCTTCACTGTGCGATGAACGAATTAAAGTTGATATGGCTCCATTAGAAAGCTCTGATATTAATGACGATTTAGCTGAGATTGCATTCTTTGTGAAGGGTATCCGTGAGTGCGCTTGAGAAGTTAAAACAATTAGAACCGATTCAATTTCGTTACCACGAAAAATTGGATCCTAAGCAACCATTAAGAGCTGGTTTTTCTGCTCAACAGGTACAGAAAATTATCCCTGAAGCAGTCCATGAAGTTGATGGAGTTTTGATGTTGGACTTAAATGTATTAAAGAATTATTTAGCGTTAGCGAGAGAGGAGATATTGTCTAAGAGTTAGTGCATTTAAAATAAAAAAATATAAGTTTTAAGTGTAAGAGAAAATGCCACTTCCAGCAGCCCTCCCTGCAATCGGGGCCATAGCATTAAAATATTTACCTGTAGCTGGTGCCATTGGCGGTGCCATGCCGGGGTTAAGACGAGGAAATTTAGGTGAGGCAGCCTTAGGTTCTGGAATGGGAGCGTTAGGCGGATGGGGAACCGTAGGTCCTTTAGGCGCTGCAACAAGAGCTAGTATGAGATATGCAGGCAGCCCAGCCGTAACAGGTGGTGTTACAAACCTTATTGGGTCAGTTGCTCCTAATTTAGTTGATGCACCTGTAAGACAGATGTTAGTATCTGCTGCAAAAGCTGGTATACCTCTAGCTGGTGCTGCAGGACTCTATGGAGTATCTGGTGGCTTATCTAGTGCAGGTGCTCAAGGCGCTTCAGCTGGTTTAGGTTTAACAGCTCAAGGATTAAATCAAAATCCAGGTGTTGGACCTATGGGTAATCCTTTAGGTGGTATTCCTCCTCAGATGCTAGGAAGAGCAATGGGTCCTGAAGGTAATATTATGAATCAATTAGATCCTACAGGAGCATATTCTGGTAATAGGTTTGGTCGTGTACTTGGTGCTCAGACTGACGCCAATGTAATGAATATTTTAGGTAATACTCTTTATGGACAAACAGAAAGAGTAGCTAAGTCAGAAATGGCTCGCCAAGCTGCTGCTGCTCAGCTAAAAGCTAATATCGAGCAAGCTAAGCAAATGGCTATCAATTCTCAAGTTGCTGGTCTTAATGTTGGTCAGCAAGCTGCTGCAGACATGGGAACTGCTATGTCAAATCGCAGCCTATACAGGTATCTCTAAATGCAATTTTTGAGTAATCTCCTCCCTGATCTCGGTACCGGAACAGATTTTTCTACCGGTCAACGTAATGTCAATTTAAATAAGCAGTTTATTGCTAATCCTGAATATGACGTATTAAAGGGCGGTCCTCAATATGCGGATGATCCAGAGGGGCTTGTTTGGGATGCATATAGGAATAGGTATGTTAAACAAGGTGCTCCTACAGGTATAAAAGGAAATGTTCTTGGAGCGCTTGATTGGTTAAATGCAAATCCTTTGGCTAGACAGCTTACAGGAGTTAAGCTTCCTGTAGGTGCAAAATCAACAGATTGGGATCAAGCAGGTGGATATAAAGACCCATATGGAAAAGGGCCAGAGGCAGGTACTTTAGGCGGCGCACGTTTGAAGCTAGATAAAATGATAAAGAATACTGACTATAATCCAGAGTTACCATCATATGGAGATCCTTATAACCCAGTTCCTCAGATACCTACAAGTAAGAGTTATAAAGATCGTATATATGACGATATCTATAGTCAAGTAATTGACAGGTGGAGAATGGGTGGAGCTTTAAATCAAGCCTTTGAAATTAATAAACGGGCACAAGAGCAAGCTGCTTATCTTGATTGGGTGAACATGCAGAGAGCACAAAGTTCTACTTTTGGTCAATCAAGAATGGCTAATGAGACACAAGCAAGAATGGCTGCTGCCTCTGAGGCTGTATCAGATAGAAAAAGGGCAATAGCTGATGCAAAAAGAGCCTCGGTTTCCCCACAGCTTGCTGCTGCTGCCATGTATGGAGCTCTGAAAACTACAGGTTAAAGACCGCGCACGGATATTACAAGCGTTAGTTTGACCATTGGTAGAATTTAAGAACTGTTATCTAATATTTATCAGAAATGGCTGACGAAACTAAGAAAGGTTTACAAGAAGCGGAAAATATTAAACCGTCAAAGTCGTATGTCATCGGTGGTACAACTTATAAGATTGACCAAGAAACAACTAACCAGCTTGTTTTAGATGAAGTAGCGGCTGCTCAGACTCGTTTGAATATGAAAGAGGCAGCAGACCAAGATAAGCTTCTGAAGACTCATTTCACTAAAGAAGCGGTAATACAAGCAACTAAAGAATCTGATCTTAAAAGATTAGAGATGGGTACTGTTGGAGAACAGGATCGTCTTACACAAAGAGTAGGAGGAGAAGAGAGAAGATTAGCTACTAAAGTTGAAGGAGAGGAATCTCGACTAACAGCTACTAAAGTTGGAGAACAGACTCGTTTAACAGAAGCAGAGAAAGGCAAACAAGAAAGATATACACAGCAAGAAGGATTAGTTGAAAGTGGTAGACAGCAGAGAACTACACAGGCAGAGAGATATCTTGGAGAAAGAGGTTTAGAAGCGACGAGGGGAGAGGAAGCAAGAGCATTAGCAACAAGAACAGCTGAAGAAGGTAGAGAAACACAAGCTGAAAGGTTTGCTGGAGAAAGAGGTCTACAGGCCGAAATGGGAACGCAGGCACGAGAAACTCAGGCAGAGAGATATGCAGGTGAGAGAGGATTAGCTTCTACTGTTGCTGGTGAGCAGAGAGAAACCCAAGCTGAAAGGTTTGCTGGAGAAAGAGGATTAGCAGCAGCAACAGGAGAACAATCTCGACTAACTCAGGCAGAAGGATTACAAGAAAGTGGAGCACAGGCGAGACAAACTCAGGCTGAGAGATATCTAGGTGAGAGAAGCTTACAACAAGAGGGTGGAGCGCAAGCAAGAGAAACTCAGGCTGAAAGATACGCAGGTGAAAGAGGACTACAACAGGAGGGAGGAGCACAAGCAAGAGAAACTCAAGCGGAGAGATATGCAGGTGAAAGAGGTTTAGCAGCAGCAACAGGAGAACAAGCTCGTTTAACTCAAGCAGAAGGCTTACAGGAAGGTGGGGCTCAGACAAGGCAGACTCAAGCTGAAAGATATGCAGGAGAAAGAGGTTTACAGGAAACTGTTGGTTCTCAACAAAGACAACTAGCTTCTCGTACTGCTGAAGAAGGAAGACAAACACAAGCTGAACGTTTTATGGGAGAGAGAGGACTACAGCAGGAAGGTGGATCACAAACAAGACAGACCCAAGCAGAGAGGTACGCAGGTGAGAGAGGTTTAACAGCAGCAACAGGAGAACAAACTAGAAAGACTCAAGAAGAAGGTCTTAGAACCAGTGGAGAAGAGCAAAGAGCAACAGAGTTACAACGTGCAAGAGTTGGAGGATCTGAGACTCGATTAACTCAGGAACAAGGTTTAAGAATTGGTGGTCAAGAGCAAAGAGCAACTAGAACAACAGAACAACGTGTTGGAGGTCAGGAAGAACGAGCAACTCTTTCAAGAAGAGGACAAGAAGAGAGAGCAACAATTGGTAGATCTGGTTCTGAGCAAAGAGCAACAATTGGTAGATCTGGTTCTGAGCAAAGAGCAACTATTGGGCGTACAGGTTCTGAAACTCGACAGACTCAAGCCGAAAGATTTGCTGGAGAAAGAGGATTACAGCGCACGTTAGGTCAGGAGTCTCGAGCAACTCTTGGTAAAGGTGGTTCAGAAACACGACTAACTAGAATGACTGAAGGATCTCAAGCTAGAGCTTTAGAGAGAACACGTGGTTCAGAAACTCGTCGTACAGACTTACAAAGAGAAGGTTTCCGCCGTTACAAGGAGAATAGAGACTATAGTCAAGCACGTGCCGCTGCTAGAGCATGATCGAATGGATTAAAAGTTTAACTGACAAAGATAGAGAATCATTTATAGCTTTTTGTAAGCAAGCAGCTAGTCCAATTCAAATGTACTTATATTCCCGATTCTTAGGGTTTAAGGGGAGCATAGTGGATTGTGATAAATGGGCTCAAAAGAAGTTTAAGAAAAGGAATTTTAAAGAAGTACTAGAAAGGGAAATAGATGCAATGCAGCAGGATATTTCTAACTTAAGAGATGGTATTCAAATGGGTATGGTAAAGCAAGATATGGGAACTGCCAGAATTGCGATGCTTCAAAAAGAATTAAGAGGAACAATTAAACAGTTAGGTGATGAACGAGTGTTGCTTGATAAACAAGGATTAATTCTTGCTGGTGCAGACAGAGCTTTACGAGAGATGTTAACTATATTTCGAGATGATCCAATTGAAGGTCCTTTATCTGAAGCGTCAATGGGTGTTTGGACTAAAATTTTACAGGAGGAATCTTAAGACTTTTTACGCTATGCTACGCCCATGGCAGGTACAAGTATTTATAGCGTTTATCGACGCACCGCAAGAGCAGCAGCTAAGCAACAGGTAGTTAAAAAAACTTCTTCTGTTGACGTTGACAGAGCTCGTGAAGATTTTGCATATTTTTGTGATGTTGTAGGTAATAAACCTCCTGCAGAACACCATCGACAATGGCATAAATATCTCTGTACAGGGGAGAGTAGTGGTTGTTTAGTTGGTATTGCAGGACCAAATATAGATATTCTTGCTCCACGTGGTTCTGCAAAGTCGACTGTACTTGGTTTATTTACTGCGTGGTCTATTGGAGTACATGCTTTAAAAAAATTACCTTTAAAGATTTTATATATTTCGTATACGGTTGATGTTGCTAGACCTAAAAGTGCGGCTATTAAAAGAATTATTGAAGAGAATAAAATTTATAAAGAGATTTTTCCTACAGTTAAAATTGCCAAAGGTATAAATTCTAATGAATATTGGAGTATTGATTGGAAATTTGCAGGAATTAGATCTACTGGTGAAGAGGAATTTAGTGTTTGTTGTGCTGGACTAAAGGGTGCTGTTACCTCAAAGCGTTCTCATTTATGTATTATTGATGACGCGATTAAGAGTGCTGACGATATAAAAAATAGGGATATTCGCCAAGCCATGGAGGATAACTGGAATGCAGTTATTGTTCCTACGATGTTTGAGGGAGGGAGAGCTGTATGTTTAGGAACTCGTTTTAGACATGATGATATACATAACAGTACTTTTACGCCTGCAAATGATTGGGTTCAAATTATCCAATCTGCAATAACAGTTGACTCAGATGGAGAGGAGATATCATATTGGCCTGGAATGTGGTCTTTAGATTATCTTCGAGATAGGAGAAGACAAGCACCAATTGCTTTTAGTTTTCAGTATCAAAATCATATTGTTCAGACTAGCGAATTATCTCTTTCACCTGATTTAATTGTTAAGGGTACGATTGCTACTCAATTCGATGCAATGGGCGTTGGAGTTGATTTATCTGCTGGTGTAAGGGAGCAAAATGATTACACTGCGTTTGTTATGGGAGGAAGGATAGGTAACAAGATTCATATTATCGATTGTAAGAGACTACGAATCATGGGTAATTTAGATAAATTAGAAAGTCTTATGGAGATGATGGAAGAATGGGGAGTAATTCATAGAGATGGAAAAAACTATTTTGCTACAGGTACTTCTGTTCATATTTGGTCAGAAGCTGTTGCTTATCAGGCTTCTTTAGAAGCTGATTTTAAACGTATATGTCAAGGAGAGCATGGTCTTTATAACATGATTTGGCATGCAGTTAAAGGTTTTAGAGGAGATAAAGTTGCCCGTTTTAGGGGAATTATGGGTTTATTTGAGCAGAGAAGAATCATTTTTAATAAATATCGAAAATTTACTGCTTTAACAGATGAGATAGCAAACTTTGGTGTTAGTTCTCACGACGATTGTGTTGATGCATTAGTCTGGTTATGCAACGGATTGATGTCTAAAGGAAAACTAGAGTTAGAGTATTGACGATTTAAACTGGAAAGAACACTTTGCAATGTCTACTTATCCAACCTTAGAAATTGAACAGGACGCTTATGGTTCTGTTGTTATTCCTTTAACAGATGAAATATGTCACGATATGGCTATTCAGCCAAGTGAACGTTTTGATGTTGAAGTTGAGGGTGACACTATTACTCTTAAACGGATTCATGCTGGATATGACATTGATCAATAGAAAAATTGTTAGAAAACTATGAGTGACAGTGCTGTTAAATCTCCATTAGATAGTCTTCTTAAGGCGGTAGTTGATCGTGATGGATCGGGGTCAGCTGACACGATGCTGATCAATGCTCACTTATCCCAAATGAAGATGTTTGGGATTCGTCAAGGTGTTGAATTTTATCCAGAGCAAGACAATTTTGGAACTCAAAGATTTGATTTTGTTCAACAAGTTATAAAGTTTAATAAGTTAGATGCGCGTCTTGATGCAATATGGGACAGATTTTTAGCTTATGGTAAAGGTCTTTTTTATATAAGACCTACTCAAAAGACTTATCGTCTTTATTGGTTTGATAAGGATTCATATCGAACTTACTATTCTCCTGAAGGAGACTTAGAAGAAGTTATTATTATTTATGCCTATAAGGTTAAGTCTTCTAAAGGTTTTAAAGGAACTGGTTTAAATACTGATAAACGTTATATGCGTTTGCGTATTACTCCAGAGGAGATTGAAGAAATACACACTGAACAAGAAATAAGTTTTGAAAATGAGGGTTTAGAGTATGCAGCTTTTGATAAGAAGGTGAATGACAACACAATGGAATTTATTCCATGTGTAGAAGTTTTTAATAACCCTGATGCATTTGGTACGGATGGAGCAGGAGAATTTGAATGGTTATCGAGTCAGATATTGGCTCATGATGAAATGGTTAAAAATATTAGAGCTAATCTTTCATTCTTTGGTAATCCTACATTACTTTCTTCTCGTCCAAAGCAGGATATTATTGAGCAGAATACAGATGATACAGCTCAAAGACCTAGTATTGGCAGCCAGTCTGGGTTTACTTCGGATATTAACTTATTTAGTTCTACCTATAAACAAGACCCGACTTCCAGAAATTCCCCTGGCTATATAGGTAAACCGGGTAGTGGATATCGAGTTCCTAGAGTTATAGCGAACTTAGAGCCTACAGATCGGGTTGGTTTTATTACACCTAATCCAGTTGGTACTGATCAAGCACGTTATTCAGAACAATTACGTAGTGAGATCCGTTTGGCTTTAGGTGGTATTGATGATTTAAGTATTACTAACGTTACAGCTACCGAAATCAAGTCGGCTTATGGGCGTGTTAGTGCTACTGCTAAGAAAAAATGTTTACAACTTTATACTTATGGAATTTGTAGATGCTTTGAATTAATGATTTTTCAGGAAGAACAAATCTTCCGTAAGTCACTTGCATATCATTCTGGTATTAAATATCCTGTTCCTCCAGAGAATCCTGATGACGATAAAGAGTATGAAAAGTATATAAAACAAAAAGATAGGTATGAAAGGAAACTACAGCAAGCCATTGACATGGCAGTTGAAACTAAAGAAATACCTGATGGAGTTGTAGGGTTAGCACCTGATGGAGATAGGACAGTTGCTTGGCGCTGGATGGGACCTGTTTATGAGGATACAGCACAAGATAAATTGAACCAATCTATCTTTACTCGTAACCTTCAAGAATTGGGTGTTGATAGTATAGAAGCACTGAAGTATCTATTTCCTTCCAAAACTGATGACGAAATTGCGGGGATGCTCTCCGGTTTTCCATTCAGGATGGTAGGAGAGTTACAAAGAGCTTACTCATCTCTTATTGATTTAGTCAATCAAGAAATGAGAACGCCACATCCACAGCAACCGAATTTACCGATGGCTGCGGATCCGAGATTAGATCTCACCCCTTTTCTATATAGAACATTAGAATCACTACAGAAGGAAGTTACTTATGCAGGACGCTACCGTAGCGCCGACCCAATCGGCACCCCAAGTATCCCAGACCCAGCCGACCAG